CTAAGCGTGGCAATGCTCCTAGCATCTACGCATACAAAACCACTGACGCTATTGCTGATGTGAATACTGAAGGCTACTTCAATACCTTGTCTGATACCCTTGAGGTAGGCGACTTGATCTATTGTGTAACTTCAACTGGTTCAACTGCTGTTTGCACACTTACTCAGGTTCTTTCGAACACTGGTGGTGTTGTAGACGTAGCAGATGGAACTACCTTAGCTGCAACTGATGGTGACTAATTAGTTGTTAAGCTGAATAGGCGGTTACTTCTGAAATATGGGGTAGCCGCCTTTTTCCTTACAGGAGCTAGAAATGGCATCAGGCGATACTGATTTAACAATCTGCTCAGACGCTCTCATCTTGTTAGGCGCAGCACCTATTTCTTCTTTTAATGAAGGAACAGATGAAGCAAATACTTGTGACCGTTTATACCCAGACGTAAGAGATTCTACGCTTCAGATGTACCCCTGGGCGTTTTCCTTTAAGAAGGTTCAGTTAGCTAAAACAACTAACACTCCGGTAAACGAGTGGAAGTATGAATATCAGTTACCTTCTGATCGTATTGGCCCTCCAAGGGCTGTTTTTGATAGTACTTCTGTTGGCGCTCGACCTTTCCAGAAATGGGAACGATATGGCGACAAGATTTTAACTAATGCAGAAACTATCGTTATTGATTATCAATTCTCTGTTTCAGAAGCAAATATGCCAGCTTGGTTTGTTCAGCTTATGAAATATCAAATGGCTTGGCATTTAGCTGAGCCTATTACTGACCAAGTGAGTAAAACTGACTTTTGGAAAACTGTTGCTATGGGTTCTCCAGGTGAGAATAATCGTGGTGGCTATATGCGTACAGCTATGGGCATTGACGGTCAAGGCAATACTCCACAGTCTATTGAAGACTATAGCTTGATTGCGGTACGTTACTAATGGCTAAATATGTCGATATTCAAACGAACTTTACGAGCGGAGAGATTGATCCGTTATTGCGTTCGCGTATTGACATCAAGCAGTACCAGAACGGCGCATCAAAGCTAACCAATGTGTTTGTGCAGCCTCAAGGCGGTGTTAAGCGTCGCCCTGGCTTAAAGCACATTTATGAGTTTCCAACGCCAATATCAGAGCCATCAGCGCAAAACTGTGCGTTAATCCCTTTTGAATTTAGCGTTGATGATAGCTATATGCTGTTATTTTATAACGGCTATATGTATCCATTTAAAGATAATGAACTTGTTGGCGACATTAATGGTGCTGGTAATGACGGTTATAATTTATTAGCTGTAGGCTGGCAATCGGTTCCTTATGATGAGATGTCATGGACTCAATCTGCTGATACATTAATCCTTTGTCATCCAGACTACAGACCAATAAAAATAGTTCGTACTTCTGACAATGATTGGAGGGCTAGTTACCTTAGCTTTTCAAGCATTCCTAAGTATCCATATACGTTATATAACAATAATCCATCAGGAACTTTAACGCCTGATGAGATTAGCGGAACAGTTACCTTAACAGCGTCTTCTGGCACATTCCATAGTGGAACATCGCCTGATACAGGCTCCCTCAACGCAATGGATTTTGCTGCAAGCGCGTCAAGTACTGATGACTATTATAATGGATTTTATGTTGAACTAACTGGTGGTACAGGGTCAGGTCAAATAAGACTAATTACTAACTATATTGGTTCTGGCAAAGTAGCTTTTGTTGATGAGAATTGGGATACGATCCCAGATGCAACAACCACTTATTCTGTTAAGCAATTTACGCCACAATCTGTAGGACAGTATGTAAATGCAGTACCGCAAGGTCGATTAAAAATCGTTGAGTACATTTCAGCAACCTCAGTTAAAGGCAGAACAGAAGTACCATTTTTTAGCACAGATGCTATCGCTCAAGGTGATTGGGATATTGAGACTGGCTATAAAGATGTTTGGTCTACCTCAAAAGGTTGGCCTAGCACCACAACCTTCCATGAAGGCAGGTTGTACTTTGGTGGCAGTAAGAGTCGCCCTACAACTATTTGGGGAAGTAAGGTCGGTTTCTTTTTTGACTTTGAGCCAGTAGAGGCTTATGACGACGATGCGGTTGAAGCGACACTCGACACGAACACGCTCAATACTATTACGGACATCATCTCAGGGCGGGAGCTACAAGTTTTCACGACAGGCGGTGAATTCTACGTTCCGCAAACGAATCAGGAGCCTGTCACTCCTACTAATTTCTTTGTTCGTACTGGTACTCGTAACGGATCAAAGCAGCATATCCGAGTTCTACAACTTGACTCTGGAACTATGTATATCAAAAGACAAGGTAAATCTCTCTCTGAATTCTTGTATTCAGATGCAACCTTGTCTTATGTCAGCAACAACATCTCATTGCTGTCATCTCACCTCTTAAAAACACCAAGAGCAATGGCGCTTAGAAAAGCTGCGTCTACTGATGAATCTGATTTGTTATTTATAGTGAATGAAGATGATGGCTCAATGGCAGCTTATTCATTATTGACACAGCAGCAAGTTGTTGCTCCATCAGAGATTATTACTGATGGTGAGTTTGTTAGTGTTGGCGTAGATGTTGCTGACATTTATGTTGTCACAAAGCGTACGTTTGATGGCACAGACAAATACTTTGTTGAAGTATTTGATTCTTCAGTGTTCACTGATTGTGCTTTTACTGGTGGTGCTGCTTCTGGAGCATCTAGCCTTCCGCATGAAGGCGCTGAGGTTAATGTTCTTGCTGATGGCAATGTTCTTGGTGATGAAACTGTTAGCTCTGGCTCAGTTACATTTGATAGAGCATCGACCACTTCTTACGAAGTTGGCTTGCCATTTGATGTTGAAGTAACTACTCAGCCAGTAGAAAAAGACATCGGCACAGGCACTCGATTAGGCTTTAAAAAGCGTATTGTTGAGATTAATGCGATTCTTAATCAAACACAGCACATCAATCTTAATGGTGTTCTAGTGCCAATTCGATCTTTTGATACAGCAGGTACGCTAGACAACCCAACAACTTCTTATACTGGCATCAAGACGCTGTACGGTGTTCGTGGTTACAGTAAAGATGCTACCGTATCTGTAACTCAAAATTATCCACTCAAGATGACGTTGTTAGGCCTTGAGTACAAGGTCGCTACGAGCGGAGGTTCATAATGACTTGGGCAGTCGCAGCCGCAGTTGCAAGCGGTTTACAAGCAGTAAGTTCTATCCAACAAGGTAGATTTCAACAGGCTCAGTACAATATCAAGGCTAAGCAGGCAGAGCTACAAGGCCGTCAGAACGCACTGAACTACAGCAGACAAGCTCTCGGTGTTTTAGAGAATCAGCGTCGAATGGCAGGCACATTGGTTGCTAGGGGAGCTGCTGGTGGCATTGATCCATTCTCAGGCTCTCCAATGACGATAGACCAGTGGAATGCGTTTCAAGCTGGCAAAGAATACAACCTTGGTCTTGAAAATGCTGACATGGCGATTGCTGGTGGTTTGGCTCAGAGTCAATCACTACAGGCTGCTGGTAAGCAAGCAATGAAGACTGCTTACATGAATGCTGCTATCTCGGTAGCTCAAGGTGCCTTTATGTACAATTCATTAAGCACTCCAGCTACAGGTGGAACAGGCTCATTAGGTCTTAATACTTCTGGTGCAAATAGCATGTCGGCAGCTAATCAGTCATGGGCTTCTTCTCAAGGATTCTCTATGTCTAGTAGCAATGCTTCCTGGGCAAACTTAGGATTATAAGAAATGGCGTTACCTGTATATAGACGACAAGGCATCATGTACGCGGATTTGCCGCGTGTAGAAACGGCTGATCTACAGGCTCAGGCTGAGTCATTTAGCACTATTAACAAACGCTTAGACCAGTTAATGGGCTTTGTTGAGCGCAAAGGTACTGCTGCCGCTAAAGAGCAGGCTATGCAGTATGCAGCTCAGAATCCTGTTACAGAGCAGCAGATTGCTGAAGCAGTAGCTTCTAAAGGTGAAGGCAAATCTTGGTTGTCAGCTCTTACTGGTGGCAATGTCTACGATGAGACGTTACAAGCTGCCCAAGGCTCTATGCTAGCTAATCAGTTGTCTATCGAGGCACAAAAGAAGTTCCGTGAGCTTCAGGTAATGGCTGAGAATAATCAGCTTAGCTTTGATGACGCTCAGATTGAGATTCAAGACATTATTGATGGCTATGCCACAACGATTAGTGCATTTAGCCCTGAAGCCTCTATCAAAGCCCGTGCTTCTATGGCTACTGCTGGTAACGGTGTACTTAAGTCTGTAGCTGAAAAGCAGTCTAAGATTTTTGCGGCTAATCAAGCAGCTAAGCTTGATGAGGACATTTTCTCAGTTAAGCGTT